CTCATCTCTGTGAAGCAGTCAAAAGACGGAGTGTTAAAGCAAGTTGTTCCTCATATTCAAAGACTAAAGAATAAGTATGATTTACTTTGGGATCAAAAGTCACCTGAAGGTTATCTCAAGATTATGGCAGTATTACAGAAGTTTATCGATCAAGGCATCTCAGTGAATACGAGTTACAATCCTCTGCACTACGACGAGGAGAAGATTCCTCTGTCATTGATGATGCAACACATGCTCATGTTCTATAAGTACGGTGGTAAGCAACTCTACTACAACAACACTTATGACGGAGCTGGTGAAATCACAGACGAGCGTGATCCACCAGTTGAAGAAGTCGAAGAAGGTGCAGCTTGTGATTGGAGAAATCCTGAAGATTGTGACGCCTGTAAAATCTAATGGCATTCTTAGTACATAATCTACCACCAGTCCCCGTCATGGTTCGTAAAGAGTATCTCTATGATCTCGAATATGGCCATGGCGAGTTTACGCCTGGTATTTGGACATCAGTTAAATCGGTGACAGGCAAAGCACTCTACTTTGAAACACTATTGACAGATTACGGTGCATTATTTGATAAGTTGCCTATCTCTGCATTTGTATGGAAGACAGATCTCGATTACGATCTACCACTCGATACGTTACAATTATGGGACTGCTTCGACTATCATATAACCGTTATCCAGAAACCACTTCTGTCAAGTTGTAAGTTTTTCGGCAAAGATAAACAGTTTCATGAAGGTGATTATTTGTTTACAATAGACAATTGTCATGCAGACAAGAACGTGCTCAACGAAAACTTTAGTGAACATGATCCAGAACACAAGTCGTTCAACATCATTCGACTAGACAATGGTCAATTTGCAGCTCAGCCGAACAACAGAATTATTTGGCGAGACTCGAGTTTAACTATCGACGAGCCACAGACGCCTGACTTTAAGGTCTGTACACAAAACTATCATGTAGAAACTGAACCAAAGTGGAGTGTGGGTCATACAGATGAGTGGAGTTATAAAACAAAGGAAGAAGCAGAATAATGTCCGTATTTCATACACAAAAAATTGATTTTACAACACAGCCAGCATTCTTTGGCCCTCGTGTAAACATTGCGCGCTATGATAAGCAACGCTATCGTATTTTCGAGACATTGACTGATAAGCAACTCGGTTTCTTTTGGCGTCCCGAAGAAGTTGACGTTACTCGCGATAGTAAAGACTTTAAGAATTTGACTACACACGAGCAACACATTTTTACGAGTAATCTCAAAAGACAGATTTTGCTCGACTCAGTACAAGGGCGCGGTCCCGTTGAGACGTTCATGCCTTTGTGTTCGTTACCTGAACTTGAGAACTGGCTCGTAACATGGGCCTTCAGCGAGACCATCCATTCAAGATCATATACACACATTATTCGTAACGTGTATTCTGATCCAAGCAAAGTATTTGATGAGATGCTAGATATCAAGGAGATTGTAGACTGCGCGCAGTCGATTAGCATGTACTACGATAATCTTGCAAACAATCCAACAAAAGAAAATTTATGGTTAGCATTGAATGCTGTGAATGCGCTCGAAGGAATTCGTTTCTATGTATCATTCGCGTGTAGTTGGGCGTTCGCTGAACTCAAAAAGATGGAAGGCAATGCAAAGATTATTAAGTTTATCGCAAGAGATGAAAACGTGCACATGGCGTCGACACAACAATTGATTAAGCTATTGCCGAAAGAAGACAAAGACTACGCCAAAATTGCTATAGATAAAGAAGATGAGGTGAAACAAATTTTTCGTGAGGTACTCGATCAAGAAAAAGCATGGGCCGAATATCTATTTAAAGAAGGCTCGATGATTGGTCTAAACGCCGAGCTCTTGGGTGAGTATGTGGAGTGGTTGGGTAATAAGCGTATGTATGCTATTGGCCTATCTAATGAGCGAGGCGGATCTGATCCACTACCATGGACACAGAAGTGGATTAGTGGTGCTGAAGTACAAGTTGCGCCGCAAGAAACAGAAATTACCTCGTATATTGTAGGCGGCATTAAGAAAGATGTCGATGATGACACATTTAAGGACTTTTCGTTTTGAATAATTTTTGTATTCGAGCTTTTATGGATTTAATGGAAACATTACCATTAAAAGAAATAAAAATAGCTTATTTAGGTGAAGTAACCCCTATAGAGAATTTTGAAGTAATATCAAAATATTTTGAAAAAATGGGTATTAAACGACCTCCTCTCGATGTAATTAAATTGTTTGATCTCTGTAGTATCGACGTAGATATTTTTTCTAATATAGAAGAAATTTTTGAGTGTGAAGATCAATATGACGTTGTGTTTAATTGCAAATTATCTATCAAATCCATTGACCAAATAAGTATATTTGATAAAATCAATGATATGACTAGAGATAATGGATTAATATTAAATTGTGTACCATGGTGTACATTAGTAGAAGAAGGTTTTTATTCTTACCAACCAGAATTTTTCAATTTTATCGCGCAAAGATATAGTTATTATAGTCACAAGAAAATTTTAGGCACAGAAAGCGCTAAATTTTATTTTGATTATGATTATTCAGATGATGGTTTTGCTGGGAAGCAATTCGAGATCATGACAGGAAATTTATTTTATGAGAATTTTCCGTCTAAAGCTTGGTTAGAAAAAACATATATTGCAACGGTTATGCAAAAACCAGGGCCAGAAGAAGTAGAAGAAGATGTACAAGAAGACGATTAATTGCAAATCGTGCGAAGTTAAGTGCGACGTGATCATACGTCAATCAAATTTTGACGATGAAGAAATGCCAATTGAGTATTGTCCGATTTGTAGCGCAGCATTAGAAGATCAACAGTTCGAATATGATGATGACATGGAGTTAGAGTGGTGAGAGACGCTATCAGTTCTGCATGGGACCGAAAGTTTATGGGATTAGCGCAGCATATTTCTACGTGGTCAAAAGATCCGTCGAAAAAGATTGGTGCTGTTGCTGTTGGTCCTAATCGTAATATTCTTGCAACGGGATATAATGGATTTCCAAAAGGAATACAAGATACTGAAGAGAGACTTAATGATCGCGAGACAAAGTACGAGCTCGTGGTACACGCTGAAATGAATTGTATATATAATGCTGTAGAGAATGGAGTTTCACTGAAAGGTGCACACCTCTATGTTTACGGATTACCTATCTGCCATGAATGTGCAAAAGGCGTAGTACAAGTTGGTATAGGTAGAGTAATCGTCGAAGACAGATTATGCGCCGAACAAAGGTGGTCAGATAGTTTTGCCAAATCAAAAAGAATCTTCTACGAAGGGAATGTCGTCGTTAACTACTGCAAGTTATGATAACCCGTGGATACACTTACTAGAAGGTTGGGCGCTTGAGTCCGAGCATGTACAAAACTTCTATGGTATGGTATATTTGTTAATTAATAAAGAAACTAAACGTAAGTATATCGGTAAGAAGTTTTTCTGGAGTAAGAAGACGCTACCTCCTCTCAAGGGCAAGAAGAGAAAGAGAAGATCATTAGTCGAGTCAGACTGGAAAAATTACTACGGATCAAATCAACAACTCAAAGAAGAACTCGCCAATGGTGCAGAGTTCGAAAGATACGTTGTACATCTTTGTGAAACAAAAACAGAATGTGCATATTGGGAAATGGACTATCAGATCAGATGTGAAGCATTACTTACCGAAGAATATTACAATGAATTTATTGGCGGAAAGGTGAACGGAAAATGGTTGAGAAAAAAGTAAAAGATGAGTTAGATCTTAGAAAAGAAATGATCGATTCATTAAAAAGTTATTTTGGTTCAAAAATTAATGTGCATCGTATCAATATCGAAGTGCTACTAACCAAAAATGTTGGAGTAGCAGAACATGCCGATATAATGACAACTGTAGAAGAAGAGTTGTCAAAGATGGCTGAATATCATGATAAGTTGGAGATGTTACGTGAGTACTTCAGAACGGTCTGAGCATATTGTTGTGTTTGCATTACATGGTTGCGCACCATGTCAGGATCTAAAAGATTACATCGATCAACGCGACTTACAATGCACAATACTGCATGTAGATGATGATATCCCAATGGATGTGTTCACAAAAATATTTCCGAAAGCAACTGCTTTTCCTTATGTCACAGTCGACGGCAGAGAAGTGGGTAATTTAATGTATTATATTGAGAGTGGTTTATAATGTTAGAAGTACACAGAATCAAGAAAACGAAGGAAATTGTATTTCCTATTGGCAAAGCTGACAACAATCACACACTGTGTTTGTTTAGGTTTAAAGAGAAGTCGCACAAAGGTAATTATGGTGTGATTCAATCAGTACGCGATGATAATATTGTGAAGGATAGAGAAAATGGCTGAGATATTAAGTGGCGAGTTTAAGCGCAATGAAACCAACGAGAAATCGATGGGAGGAACAGAACAGCTCACCATGAAGGTAGCTGAGCGTATTGATAAAAAGCTATTGGCAGATTTTCAAATCGTTTCCTCGCGAGTCAGGGAGTTAGACGAAGACAAGATTAGAATCTTTTGGGCGCATGATTTGCCCGGAGATCCTGAGTCAGAGTTTTTGAGTACAGCTCATGGCAAAGACAAGTTTCATAAGTTTGTTTTTGTATCTAACTGGCAAATGCAGAACTATATCGGTCGCTATCAAATCCCATTCTCAAAGTGTGTCGTATTAAGAAACTTTATTGATCCGTTTGAGAACTTCGAAAAAGAAGAAGACGGTACGATTCGAATCATCTATCACACTACGCCACATCGCGGTTTGAATATTCTGACTCCAGTATTTGATAAACTATGTGAAAAGTATGACAACATTGAGTTAGATGTATTCTCATCTTTCGAGTTATACGGCTGGCAAGAGAGGGATAAAGACTTTCAAAATATCTTTGACGCTCTCGAAGCAAATCCAAAAGTTCGCAATCATGGCACACAACCAAATGATGTAGTGAGAGAAGCTTTAATGAAGTCACATATCTTCGCTTATCCTTCTACATGGCAAGAAACATCATGTTTAAGTTTGATGGAAGCAATGTCTTCTAAAAATATCTGTGTTCACTCAAATTTTGGTGGAATATACGAGACAGCATCTCATTGGACAAACATGTATCAAATGCATGAGAACAATAACATGCATGCATCTGCTTTCTATAACATGTTAGATATGACGATCGAAGGATATCAGCAAATGAAAGTCAATGTTAATCCAACAAAAGTATACACAGATACATTTTATAGTTGGTCAAATCGAAAGCCAGAATGGGAAGCTCTCTTACAAGCTATGCATCAACAGATCGAAGACAGATCAATACCAGAAGACAAAGGAGAAATGTTCAGTTATTCTACTGCATAAATAGCAGTATGAAAGATAATATCATACAATTTCCGATTCATAAAACGAAGGCCGCGGCGGAACATTTTGACGAGCCGCCTGATACGTGGCACGATAAAATTTCTGCTGATCTCCTTCAAGAATTATTAGCCATTGTCTACAATGATATGAAAATCGAATTCGACGGAGATAAACTAGTTTATGAGGTTTCATTGATGTATGAGTCTATCAATTCTTTTGTCCTTGCTACTAATTCTCAATGGCATCCGATGCAAGATTTTGGTAAAGATCTATATTCGAAGTTTGCAGATCAAGTGGGCAATAAATATCAATTGAGTTTTAATTTTAATCAAGAATAGTTTACAAACATAAAATTTTATGGTAGAATGTATCTGTAAATAAGTGGAGCTATATCGTGATTATTTTAGATTATAACCAAGTCGCCTTGTCAAATTTGATGGTAAGCGGCATCAAACAAAGTAATGTAGACGAATCATTGCTTCGTCACATGATCCTCAATTCTATTCGTTCAAACAAAGTCAAGTTCGAACAAGAATTCGGCGAGCTAGTCATTGCCTGCGACGCTACGTCTAACTGGCGCAAACAGTTTTTTCCGTACTACAAAGCGAATCGTAAGAAGAATCGACAAGATTCTGGACTCGATTGGAATGAGATCTTTCGTGTGCTAAACATGGTCCGCGATGAACTCGCCGAATTCTTTCCTTACCCTACTGTTCGTGTAGAACATGCTGAAGCAGACGATGTCATTGCTACACTCTGTCATGAGCATGGTCGCGACCTCGGCGGTGAACCAATTCTTATCC